TCATCGGTAAAATAATCGGCTTTCTTCTGATGAACGCCTTGCTTAAAGAACTTGACGTGATGCTCACCAGTATCTGGGTTGCGATAAACCTTGGCGCTGTTGTCGCCCTCGGTATGCGTCTTCAGCAAACGCATCTTTGGCTCAACACCCCAAGTAGACCCGCCGCCTGCCTTGGCAGTGCCGCCCTTCTTAAACGCGCCTTCGTGCTTAATGCCTTCGCGTTTGTCGTTAGCCATACGAACATCACGATTAATAAAATCGTCAGTTGTCATAGCACGGCCACCAGCCTTACGCGGTGCGCGGTCTGCACGTTTTAAAGCATCCTTGCCGATAACCTTACCGCCCTTTTTATAAAGGCGCTTGGTGAGCGGACGTGCGCCTGTCTTTACGCCAGCGTTTTCGGCTGCGTCAGGTGTCCACGTCGAGCTATCGACCTTGCTGTGTGGGTCGTTCTTGGTAAGGCGCTTTGCCTTTTCCCGACCACGGTCGTTTTTCTTGTATTCTTCCATAGTAACTACTCCAGAGTGTTTATTGACGGCGTCCCGTCACACTGCCTTGGGGGTAAATCGTCGCAGGCAGTGGTGCGGCGATCTTGGCCAGCACATGCTGGACAATTGCTGAATTGGTTGGCGCTCCATATTCAACATTTGCGTCTTTCCCATGCCATATACTGCCTTCTACCTTACCACCCTTCATATATGCGCGACGAACAACGCCGCCTGTGGATTTATGTTCTAACTCTTCATTAACCAATTTTGGTGTTTGTGTCGTTGAGTATTCGGAGTTCATATCTGGTAAATTCGACACAAAATGATGCAGGTACTCTGGATTATCGGAAGATGCGTAACCTTTAAAGTTCCCGCTATCCCAAATTTGTACAACATGCTTAAAATATTTTTTAAGCGTTTTTTCCAAACTTTTGGGAGAAACCTGCAAATCATGCATACCAACAACCGCAGCTTCTTTGGCTTTTTGTTCTGCGTTATATTCTTCCTGTTTACCATGAAGAATAGCGGCAGCCTTTTTAGCGATATCTTCCTTGGTAAAAAATTGTTCCTTGTAAGCATCTTTTTGCGCTTCATTTGCAGCAAATTCAGACGGGGAAAGTCCTTCCCCAGGCACAAATTTTTCTTCGTTAATTAAAATCCCATGCGGATGGAGCAACTCTTTAGCACGTTTTACTTGTCCATCGCGATTGTTGTTCATAAATTGGAACACCATCGCTTCATGCGCTATGTCAAATTTACGATCAGGTTTGTAATAAGTGATCGGCATATCAGCATGAGGATTTGGACGAGGGACACCATTTTTATCATGTAAAATAGGGTCTTCGTTCCATGCAACATGGCCTTCATCTTCCTTATTGCCAAAAGCATTTAACGCATATTCAGCGCCTGGCACATGGGAGATGGAATGAAATGAATCATGCATTGACGGGTTAGGATCAAGCGCCACAGTGCGAATGCGGCCATTAGTTAATGAACTAATTGCTTTATTTAATGCGCCTTCAGATGCGCCAATATCAAGCATGTCACCGCCGTGCGGTAATGTTTGTGTAATGGCATGACCAACACCTTGCTGAACTTCACGAAATCCTGGGATGGACATACCAATGTGATCATCAAACTTGCCGATGTGTTTGTGGTACTCGTGAGAAAATGGCGCAATTCCCGAAATATCAAACGCAGGTCGATACGCTTCTTTTGTGGCAGGCGCTCCAGTTAATCCAGAGGTAATATTGGAAAAAAATCCAGTAAAATTACGGCCAGTGCCTAAAACACGGGATGTTCCTTCTTGAGGAACGCTTTCCATTCCTGAAGAGACGTTCTGGTTGGAGGATGTTTTGCTTCCCCCTTCTGAAAACGCCGAACGTGATCCTGATATATTCTCTCTAGATGCTCCAAATGTTCCTTGTCGGTCCATTGGCTGATATGTTTCTTGTGGTTCAATTGAACCTCCTTTAGCAAAATGTCCTGCATGAGATGCGCGACGAACAACGCCGCCTGTGCTTAACGGTTCTTCTGGTTCTTCTTTTTTCCCTTTAGATTTAAACAGGGTGTTAGATTTAATCATGTCAATGGTGTTTTTAGCAGCATCTTCATAATCGGCAGGCTTTGATTTTTCGGTTGCGGCACCAAACCTACCCATCAACTCCTTTTCATGGAACCATAGTGCGGCTTGAATGTCAGCAATGCTGATGTTTAACCCTTGGCGTTTAAGCATACGTTGAGCTTCTTCAGCCGTATTTTGTTGGAAATCGCGTTCCTTGTCTCCGCGTGGAGCGGCAACGGGCAGTATACGATTCTCAATCAAGCTTTTGGCGCGACGACGAAGGTCAGATTTGTTTTTATAATTACCCTTTTTAAAGATGCTATGCAATTGGTCAGCATACTTCATCATCTCTTCTGGGTCATCGATCATTTTAGTAAATTGATCGTGGCTTAATTGCGTTGCATCATCGCCATATTCCCACTCTTCTGGCTTACCGTTAGCGTCTTTAGAAATTTTTCCATTGGCAGTCTTGTAGCTTGTGCCAATTTTTACGTTAGGGTTCGAGTGATAATATTCTGCCTTCAAGGCATCGCGGAAATCCCCATATTGTTTCTGCTCGGCTTTTGGGGAATGGATAAAATTATGACCTAACATGCGGTTCCATGTGCGTGAAAACCACAAATCTGACGTAAGTGTTGAGAAATTGCCGTTTAAATTGTTAATAAACGATCCAATTTTTGGTCCAAACACAGTCCATCCAGTAACCTTTTGGTTTGCCCCACCCTGCATATCCATTGGTTTGCCGTTGTGGTCGTAAAGGTTCTTGCTTTTACCAAGAATCTTGTTCCATTCGCTAACTGTTCTGGTTTGGTTCATTATGTTTTGCATCGCATCATAACCATTGGTGGTTACAAGGTGATGAAATTTATGAAGATTATTTTCAATGGCACCAGTTTCTTTGCCAAAAGAACCAGATAACTGTTTAGTTGCTTCAGGCAAAGTCATGTTTTTGTTGCGGATTAACGAGTACAAACGAGAAGCGTTAATTGAGTTGGTATGAACATCCGCACCTTGGGATGTAATACCAAGAATAGCTTTAAAAAGCATTTCCTTTTGTTTATCGGTTTTTAGTTCAGGAAACACAGTATGGTAGCCAGCCATAGCTTTTTTTAATGCCTCGTCATACCAACCAATAGCTGATTTATCCGAGTTTGCTACATGGTACGCCACTTCACGCGCCATTATTTCAGCAATACGCTTCATTGCTAAAGGGCTATAATCATTGGTATCAATTTGACCCTTTGATGCGGCACGGTTTTGCAACGCATAAAGAACGTCACCAACGGTGTTTTGACCACGATCACCAGTAGGGCGAACATCAAGCTGTTCTTCGCCCGTCATAATAGGTACGCTAGAACGATCCGCACTTTTAGGCGGATACAAAGCGTTCCTTACATAGTTTGTTTCGTCGTGGGTTAATCCATATGCGGATTGGAGGCGTTCTGGTGAGAGCCTGTAGCCTTCTGATGCCGTTGCTTGCGCGTATGGTTTAAGAATGTGATCAACGATGCGTTTGAATAAATCGGGTGATCTTTGGACACTGGCTGGAAGCCCTTCTCCCTCGCCACCCTCTCCGAATATTCCCGCGAGATACCCTTTGGCATTGTGTAAATCCCCGTTCATGTGGGCATGAAGGCGATGCTTCATACCTGTTTCATCTGCTATACCATTAACATCATCAAGAAATTTTGGGTAATCTTTTTCTTTACCAAAATGGGAAAATTGCGCGGCTTTGCCATCGGGGGTTATAGTTAAATCACGACCACGTTTTGTCGCGGCTGATGTCAAACGATCAACATCATCAGCGCTAAATTTTTTACCATGACCAATAAATACGTTAGGAATACCTTCTTCTTCAGCAGGATTATGCTGAGTACGAACAGCAGCATCTTGCTGCCATCCAAAACCAAGAAGATTAGCACCTTTACGGGCCGCGTCATCGGTCATGTCAGGATGTTGAAGAATAAACGATGGTTCTTTTTCGCCCTTCCAAGTGCCGTATGTTGGCATAATCTTAAACCCTTTAGGGTCAAGACCAGTAACTTCTTGCATTACCCTCATGGCTTTAGGGTTTTTTAACAAACGATGGGCGTGATCCTGTAATTTTTCCATGTCTGGTTCTTGGAAAACAGGATGCTGAATAGGTGGTGGCAACGCCGTACCAAGTAGGTTAGGCGTGGCAGGCGTCCAATGTTCACGATCGGTTTCAAGTTCAGGATCGTATTTAAACCCTTTACCTGGAATGATTGGTGGTCCACCACCCTTGCCAGGGCGGGGGGAAACAGTGATGCCTGTTTTGTTAACTGCCTCATAAGACTTCTGCAATGGATGCTGTGGCATTACAGGATTTGGCATCATTGGCATGTTAGACATGGATTGTTGAGCCACAGGCATAGTTTGTTGCAAAGGCTTCACCGACTTAGCAAGTTCTAACGGGTCCATGACCGCTCCTTTTGTGGCGTAACCTTCTACATCGCCGCCTTCGGCATACCGCCGTTTAATCTCAATGTCCTTGGGGTCAAAGACAACGTAGTTGCGGGTTGGCTGATCCGTTGCCCCACGGGAGTTTGCATCAAGATAGCGGATGCCGCGAATGCCTCTTGAATGAAGAAATGATGATGCAAGTTCTGGCGCTTCCGCAAATAAATTTGGATGACCTTTTACAGCGTTAAGAATCTCAGGGTCACCTTGATCAAGTTTTTTTGTCAACTCTCCGTAAAAATGACCCCCAATAGGATTTTCGCCGTAAACACCCTTTGGCATTTTTAATCCAGATATTGCATTACGCACATGCTCACTCTGCTCACTTAACGGTTTATCCCAATCCAAAAAATGATCGGGATGCGCGTGGATAGCAACCTCGTGCATGTAGCCAGCATGTGCTGGTATAATTTCTTTATTTTTTATAAGTTTCATTGCTGAAACAGCAGTTTCAGGTTCAATTGGTGCTTTTCTTAAATAATCTTTATACCCTTTTGAACTATTGTAACTAAGCAATGCTTTTGCCGCAGCTTGCCACTCAGGTTCTTCAAATGATTCAGGAGTATATCTATTTTCAGGATCATATGTTGAAATTACTTCTGTTGGATTACCAGATAAACGGTCACGATACCCTTCCGCTACAGGTTCCGCTTCAGCAAAATAGTGCCCATGCCCAAACGCCTGCGCCCCCTCGCCCGTGCCAATCTTGGAGTTGTCGTAACCTTCTTCGCCTACACGGTGAGGCCCACCTTGGTACGCAGTAATAGGTTTTACAGACTTGGCAAGATCGATAGGTTTCATCATAAGGTTCCTGTAAACATGACGTTGCTACCGACGTGGATACCGTGAACGGCGTGTGCTGGATGCATCATACCCTCTACCTCGCCGCCACCTGATTTAACAATCACATGATGGTACACAGGGTGTTCACGCCCACGGACAATAATGCTGCCAGCTTGCGGTCCAAACTCTACATTGCCACGGGTTGTTGGGCGAAGCCTTGGTTCAGATGTTGCGTCTTCGTAACGAGCAAGATCAACGCCTTTGGGAAAGTGTGCGTTTAATGCATAGTGATGTTGGCCGCGATGCTCAACAGACACAATTGTGTTGGTATCTTCATGTCCTTCTGGAGCATCTTTCCATTTCCAACCCGCTTTCTGCTTAAACAAATTAGTTTTTGTAATTGCACTGCCACGCCCTGGCGTACCTGTTTCTTCAATAGCATCACGCGACGCGGTAAAAAATGGCTTTCCGCCTTCTGCAATGCCAATTGATGCGGCGGCAGCTTTGTGTCCCGTCATGTCGGTCTTATCAGGCATTGACAAGTATTGCCCACCCTTAACGGGCGCATCAGCGGGAAACATGCGCTGTGGCTTAGGAAATATTGACATAGGATTAGGGATTTCCCCACCCGTACCACGGTGCAAACTGCGGATTACCCGTACTGACTGTGCCAACTTGCGGAGCGCATCATCCATTATTGGTGCCTCTTGTAATCGATGGGATCACGTCGCCCAAAAGCTCATGCACTTGCGGGTCGCTCTCAGGGTGAACCGCGATATTCTGCGCCAGATCAATCATCTGGATGCGTTCCTTTGCCACGATGTCTTCTTGCTTCAAAGCGGCTGTCACTTGGTCGTTCTTGGCCTTCTGGGCCAGTTCCGCCGCCTTAATCTTTAGCTCAGTCATCTTTGCGTCGGCAAGCTTTTCCTTAATAATCAAGTCAATGCCATCAACTTGCTTCTCGTGATCCGACTTGTCGGCGGGAGGCACTACGCCGCCCTCGCCAAACGTCTTATGAGCCTCAAGGCCAGCCTTGTTGTTGTCCATGTGCAACTTGGCACCGTCGAGCGCAACTTGCGCCTTGGCCAACATGAGCTTGGTATCGCTGTCTTGCTTCTTGATCTGCAACTCGGCGATCTTGGCTTGCTCTTGTGGGTTGCTCTGCTGACCCATCGACTCAGGCGGCACCATAAACTGCTCAGGGTTAGACCAACCAATGGCTTGCAATGCCATGCGATCCACCGCAATCGGGTCGTACATAGAGGGGTTCGAGCCTTGCAACTGCTTCAGCGCCATCACCTTCATCAGGCGTTGGGTCTGGCTTGCCGTGTTAGGATCGGCTTGCGGCACGAGGTCGATCTGGTTGATGGCACGGATAAAGGTTTCCTCGTCCCACTTACGGGCGGGGCGCTTGTTCTTTTGCCAAAACGATTCGGGGTTCTCGCGGAAGCATTTCACCAGAAGCTCAAACTCTTCCGACTGCGCGGTGTGCATACGCTTGTGGACCGATGACAGCACCTTGGTGGCTTGGTCGATCAGCGCAATAGTCGTACCCACTGGCGCGTCTTGCTTGCCCTCGCCAACTGCCGACTCTGCCGTACCGCCAACGCGCATACCCGTTTGGTTGATGCTTTCGACAAGCGTCATCAGGCCAGAGCCAACATCCTTATATGGCAAAGGCATAACGGCGTCCGAGATCGGAGCGCCACCCGTCTTGATCAATGCACCACCGCCAGGCGGGATGCGGAAGATGTTGGTGTTCTGCCGAGCGCCAGCGTCAGAGTATAGGAAGCCAGGGAAGTTGGCGTACATACCCGCGTCGAGCATTTCGCGCCAAGCGGCAGTCAGTGCGTTCGTGGTATTACCAAGGATATGTAGCAAACCGAGGTCGTAGAAACCCATCCCAGGCACAAAGGTATACTTCACGAAAGACTGCCTTGGCTCTGGCAGTTCCTTTGTGTCCTCGTCAAAGTTACGGACGATGGATAGGATTTCGTGGGATGAGACGTCGATCGTTACGCGGAACGGTATCTCTAAGCCTGTTTCCTTGCCCTTGCGGCGGTGTTCAAAGCCTTTGATCTCCAGTTCGCAGTAGCACTCGTATATCTCGCGATCGCGGTCCTCAGGGTTGTCCGTACCGCCTTCGCTGATGCCCTGTTGGTTCTTCTTCTCGCGTTGCGCGGCATCGAGCTTGATCTGCTTGGCTTGCGACAGGTCCACGTCACGGTACACGCCGAGGATTTGCATCCGCTTGACGGTCGATGGGCGCATGTAGATGCGGTGGGTGATACGCGTCGCGTTGGTCAGGTCGGTTGCCGAGTTGTTGACGATGAGGTCGTCGGCGTCGATGCTTTCGCTAACTGGACGGTTTCGTAAGGGACAAAAATAAACTTTCTTGAACGCCGTCCCGCCAAAGCCCAACATGAGGAGCATTCGATCGGTATCAGGGTAATACTCTCTGGCAGTGGACGTAAGGTAGTGATTGAGGTCGTTTTCGAGGTCATTGGCCAACTCGTCGGTTTCGTCGGTGGCGTTATTGTTGTCCTCGCGGATTTTTACAGGACCATCCGTAGGCAATAGCTCTGACCGAGCATTCGCTTGGAAACGTAACACTGCTTCGAGCAGGAGCGGGTGCCGAACGCGGGACATACCTTCAACGGGTGCCCCGTCTGCCGCGCCAGCAAGGCCTGGTATCTCAACTTTGAGGCCCAGAAGTTTAATGCCCTGAGCGCGATCCTCGATCCACTCCTGACGCGATTTAAGATCATTCTCAATGCCCTTCATCAGGTCTTCGGCGATGCGGCCTAGCTCGTCCTTGGATATGTCATCGACAAGGTTGTCGAACCATCCCTCGCGGTGCGGCTTCTCGGCCCTCTCTAGCGGTTCACCGTCGATCGAGAACTCGATGGAGCCGTCGGGCAATTGGATAGACATAATGTTGCCATGCTCGTCCACCTCGGTGGTCGGCGTGTCTTCCAAAATCTCGACCTCAAAGTCTTCCATAGTGGTTAAGCCCCGTATAGTGGTTCAGGTTCCCGCCCGTGGTGCAAGCGGTTGTCCTCGTAGTTCTGCGTCACCTCGTCGGTTCTGAGGATGAACCCAGAACGGCGCAAGTAGCGCATAGCCATCGAAACTGTATCTACTAAATCGTCGTGCTTGGCTTTCGGGAAGCGCATACACTGGCTGATCACCTCGTCCGCCCACGCCTTGTCGGGGCAGTAAACCAGACCTTCCTCGAACAGATGTTGCACCGAGTAGAGGCGGGACATCTTGTCGATGGACCCTGGGTCTTCGAGTTGAACGCCGAAATCCCTTCCTGAATACATCCTTCTTAGCTCTCGCGCAACTGGCATCCCCACCGACTTGTTTTCGATCAACAGGCGGGACACCTTCCACCTCTGACAGGTTTCGCTGACCTTGGCGATCAGGTCTGGCATTTCAAGGTGTTGTTGCCATGCGTACATCAGCATGATGCGGGGCGGCACCTCCTTCTCATCGTATGTGCGGACGATGTGGTATCCGTTCTTGCCCATCATGCGGGTCGCGTGGGTCTTGGGGTCGTCTGTCCACACGCCCCATACGGTCATAGCCGAGGGATCGTTCTCGGTCTTCTGGGTGTACGCGGTATCCAGTGAGGCGATGATGTAGTCGAAGGGCGGGAACTTGGGATCGTCCCACAACTGCCAGTGCTTGCGCTTGATGATACCGCCGTCTTCTGGTGTCGGTTGCTGTTGGAACTGCCCAGACGCGGCGTATGTGCCCATGATCTTCTTGTCGCGCTCGACCACGAACTTGGGGAAGCGGTTGGGGAACATCAGTTCACCCTTGACGGTGCGCGGGTCTTCCCAACCCAACAGGGTCGGTGCCGCTCGATCGGGATCGTACTCCATCGGGATCATGATGTGGTCATATCCCATCTGCTTCTCGATGATGATGCCAGACACGTCCTCCTCATGGAGGCGCTGCATGATCACCACGATGGCTGACTTGTCAGGGTTGTTCAGACGGGTCGGGATGGCGCGTTCGAACGTCTCGGTAACCGTCTGCCGCTCGGCCTCGGAGTTGGCGCTGTTGACGCTGTGCGGGTCGTCGATGATGACGCGGTCGCCACGAGAACCCGTGATCGAGGTCATGGCGATGGCTTGGCGAAACCCGCTTGCCGTGGTTTCGAACTTGGTTTTTGCGTTCTGGTCGCCCGTTAGGACCACGCGATCGCCCCACCGTTCCTGATACCATTCGGACTGGATCAGGCGGCGCATCTTGGTTGAATCGCGAATGGCGAGGTCCACGTTATGCGAGGCGCAGACGTATCGTAGGTAAGCCATGTCACGCGGCCCCCATTCCCATGACGGCCACAGCACGTTGCAGAGCAAGGACTTCATCGCGCCAGGCGGGACGTTGATCAGGAGGCGGTTGTAATACCGCTCATCGTCGAGCATAGCCTCCTCGGTGATGGCTGTCAGATGCTCGGCAATGGCATCGATGTGCCAGTTGTGCTTGTACTCTTGCCCTGGCTCGATGACGTGCCAAGCTTGCTTGATGTACTCGACGAACGACAGTTCGCACATGCGCTTTTCAACCGCGAAGCGCGAGGCATCGAGGTTGATCTTCTGGCCGTCGAGCATCATGAAGGTCATATGAGGATGTTTTCCGCTCGGTTCATAAATTCCGTTAGCAGATCAGCAAGGTCAGCGGCGCGTCGATTAGATTCCGCTGCCCAAACCGCGTTCTCGCTTTCAATCAACTCACACGCGGCTTTAGCCACGGCAAACCAATGATGCCTATGTTGCGGCTCAAGTTCTGACCATCCGTGATCTTCGCCTGCGCTCTTTGCGAAAGCTTGGTGCAGTGCTTGCGCCAGTTCTGCGTTTGAGATCATGGCTTGTAATCCTTCTCAACTGTACCGAACACTTTTTCTTTGTTCCACTTGAGGCGTTCATCAAACGATCTCGGACTACTTTGCACTGCCCATATCCGAGCCACAACCTTCTCCCGCCTGATCCGCTCTGCCTCATCGCGATCTTGCTTGCGCTTGTCGCGGTAGTCGTCTGTCTGCATGTCGGGGTTAGCATCAATCATGGCTTCCAAAAGGCCCAGAACGGTGCTTGCATCCTGTGCAATCACGCTCGTTGGGTTCCAACGCTTTAGCTCGATCATCAGCGTCTCGATCTGGCTCTGGCACATCGACAGGCTCTTGATCGCGTCCGTGTAATGCTTGCGAGGCACCATAGTAGCCATGTCTTGCTTCAGGCGGGTATACTCATCCCAGTATAATCTCTCGGCTTCCTCGACCTTCTCTGCCTCGGCGGCGGCTATAGCGTACCATCCGTAATGATGGGCAATAGATTCCCCATCCCACGTTGTCCTCGACATAGGATACGCTTTCCTGTGCCAAATCTCATACAACTGCTCTGCGCGTTTATACATCTGTCCATCTCCCGATCTGAACTGGCCCAAAACGCCAGCGTTTACATTCCACCCAAGGGTATATCTCTTCGCTAACCCGCCACCATGTGCGCCAACCGAAGCCAACCCACTTAATCTTCCATGTATTCTTCATCTGGTCCCTCTATTGCCGCCACAAGAGCCTCGCGCACTGCGATAAGCTGATCCATATCCAAAGCCTCGGCCTCGATCACGCGGCCCTCGACAACCTTCACGTTGGCGTTCACGTCGATCTTCTCGCCATAGCGGAACCGCGCCAATCGTATGGCTTGCCAACGCCGTTCGTTCACCAGTTCCTTGCGTACTTCCCAAGGCGTGTCGGCCCAATCACCGAGGCCGCGCAAGATCGCCTCATTCTCCTCGACACGCGGCTCGATACTTAATTCACGCGCACGGGCGTATTCTGACATAAAATACGGATCACGATGTAGTTCACGGTTCATCGTGCGATAATCAAGACCCACTTGCTGATCCGCACAGATTTCGGTCGCTGATCTACCAGTTGCGATCTGCTCACAGATGTAAGCCTTCATCGCATCGTTCATCAGTCTAGGTGGTCCGCGTTTCGCCATTTAAATCTCCCCTGTTGGCGCTTTGTACACCAAATCAATAGGTTAGCGATACCTGTCAGTTTACTTAGTTTACATATTTGTAAATATGCTTAAACCATTTTGTCAGCACAATCCGCTAACCCATTGATTTTGCTACTATATAGTTATATATAATATATAAATATATATATATATATAGATATAAATAGAAAGAGTATTATGTCTCTCTCAGGGTGCTATAGAGTATCTATCTATGTATATGTATCTGATATAATGAGTATATCTCTCTCTAGAGCATATATTTAACTATCTATAATATCTATTGCAATATCAATGGCTTATAAGAAATACGCGTATATCCATCTTGCTATCTATAAATTGTCATATCGCCATGCCATATTGGGTCAGCACAACGGAGAATCTTATGCTTACCTTCAGATTTAACTACTTTTTAACGCCCACGGCACCCACCAAGGAGACTAAACCCATGACTTGGAACTATCGCGTTCTTATGATCCCCGCCAAAGAGGACGTGCTGTTCTCTGAGGACGTTTACGTTATCCGCGAAGTCTTTTACGACAGCGACGACAAGATCGAGTTCTGGTCTGAGGAGGACGCCACAGCAATGGGCGATACCTTCGAAGAGCTTTGCGAAGATTACGACAACATGACTGAGGCTTTCAACAAGCCAATCCTTATGTTGGTGATGAACGAGGACGGTCAGGATGAACTCATCGAACTCGAAGACGAGGAAGACGAGGAATAATAGTTAAGGGGGCCGTCGTTAAACGGCCCCCCATACAGCTTGATCGGTTTCACTGGCAATATGTCTACCACCCCCACCACGAACCAGAACCGATCCTTGTAGCGCCTCACACGCTTGCCCGTTGCTGTAGCGGTTGCAGGCAGAATCCCGTGGCGGGGTAACTCTTACGCGATGTGCCTAGCGTTCCATGCGTCGCGGAAGGCGTAGATTGCATCTGTCCTGACGCGGTTGCCATCCTTCAAGCGCCCGTCATAGCAGAAGGCGAACTGGCGACCACGCTCGTAGTGCCACACCTGAACGTAGTCAAAGGCGTCTGGGTCGAGCGGGAGGCCTTTCTTGGCCTCCTCATAACCCTTGCGGAACGATGCCTTGTTGATGATCGACCGAAACGTCACCGTGCGAATTTTTGCATTTTCCATGATCAACCCCAATCCTTAAAATCTTCCTGTTGCAGATAGCCTTCGCGGTAGGCGGCGTACTCTGGTGTGCCTTCCTTGATATCGATCCGTGGTGACTGCTTTGTGGCACCCTCGTAGTAGTGCGGGTCGAAATCCCGACGATAGTAAGCATCTGCCGATCCGCGATCGTATGGTCCGCCGTGGCGCTTGTCATGTTCCATATTTAAATCTCCAGTGCTTTGCTAATTTGAATTTCTAGTTCTTTGCGATTATCGGCCATTAAACCGACACCAATTCCGTAACAACGCCAACCTAAAAAATCCTTAACAATTCTGATTTCTGGGCGGTCAATGATGCCATAGACGGCCTTGGTGTACCCGAAGTTCGGGTGCCAACCCCGTGGCTTTATTTTGACGATCTTAATCATCTGCCACCTCGTAATTTGCAGCTACTAGTGCGGCGAGTATAATTTCCGCAGCTTCGCGGGTGACAGCATGCGCCACATCGACGCAACCATCAAACACGATGTGGTAGGGGTGAGTGCCTTTGTCTTTTTTTATGATCTCGTATTTCATCTTCAATCTCCAATCTGGGAAAGGGTGGGGGCCGAAGCCCCCGTTAAAATCAACCTTCATAATATTCTGCTTCGATCAAAGCGAGTTCATCGCGATGATATTGAGCTACATACCAATGCGTTAGATCGATGACCCGCGCAGCGTTAACGCGATCGGCAAGACGTTCAGCCTGATCAGCTGTGAAATATGCGTAACCTTGTGGGCCGTTGTGATAAACACTTTTACCATCCCCGAGATATGCAACGACGGTAAAGCTATCGTTTCCAACTGGCTGGGCTGCTGCTGCTACAATCTTGGTCATTTTCATCTCCATCTAGCGGGGCACCGCGCCCCGACAAGAATCACCATAAACATATTTTTGGATCATGCAAACAAAAAAATGCACGACCTACGAATTTATTTGATCGTCGATGCCCATCATCACAGCATCGAAGGCGAGGATCATGTTGCCAATGATGTGATACTGCTTCCTGAAGGCTTCACGAGCCTCGCCAATGGCATTCTCGCCTTGCGGGTAGTAATCCCGCCCGTTGGGCATCGCGGCGACCATAGCCTCTCGCACGGCTCGTAAAGCGTCCAGAACTGCCTGTTGCTGTTCGAGTAAGTCTCGGCCACTGGTGCCGTTGAGGTGGACTGTTGGTATAAGCATTTTAAATCTCCTGTGGTGGGGGTGGGAGGGGGGCCGAAGCCCCCCGTTGGTTAAGAATGGCGCTTTTTGGCGCTTGTGAGATAAGCCTCAATTGCTTGTTTGCATTCGGCTTCGGTATTAAAATTACGGCGATCTTGTGAAGCCCCGAAATTTTTACCATTCCGTGTAAGGTGTGGGCGGAAGGTAAAGTGAACACCCGCAGCAATGCTAGTGGCAGACCAACGACTGTGCTCACCTTCGACGAACGGGACGTATTCCAATGTGGCAGTATAAATGTTAGCGCCGATCTTGCGGCCTTTGCTATCAACTAAACCAAAATCAACGTGGTCGGTATTCTGGTTTGATGCATTTTTTAAGACGTTCCAAATCATCTGAAATCTCCATCTAGGGGGACACCGTGTCCCGCCTGATCTTTATTGCATGCCGCCAAACCTATGTCAAACAAAAAAATGCACGACTGTGGGGTAAGGTGGGGGCAATGCCCCCGTTGTTATACTGGCCGAGCTAGAATGGTTTGTTTCACGCCGTCGCGTTCGCCGTGTTCCTTGATCGTCGCCTTGAACTTGATCTGTTCGCCCTTGGCAACGTCGAGGCGCTTGCTACCCTTGTAGATGAACACGTTGCCCGTGGCATCCTTGAAACCGTGGATGTGCGTGGTGCCGAAGGTACCGTCAAACGACGTGTAGAACGTCAGGGTAAGCTCGAAGTCGGTACGGCTACCAACGGTGCCAACATGCTCTGAGGAAGCCTGTAGAGCCGCCTGACGGGCAATGGAAGCATCAAGAGCCTTGGTGACTGCCGCAACCTGTGCATCGGACAGGGAGCCGTATTTGCGCCCCTTGGTGATCACGTCAACCACGAAGTCGTTAGGGTTCTTGACGGACGCGAACTTGGCGAACAGATCGGCATGTTGTGCCTCGAATGCGGCAAGCTTGGCTTGTTCAGCATTGAACTTGGCCTGTGCCTTGGCCTGTGCCTTGGCATCGAGCTTGGCAAGAACGTCTGCCTTGTAAACGGTTACGTTGCGGGTGCGATCGCGATAACCTGATCCGTCGCACTCAAAGCATGTGTAACCAGTGTGCTTCCATTGATCTGCGCCACCTTTGCCACCGCAACGACCACAAGGGTGGGCATCGACCGTGAAGTAGCGGCGACCATCGACGTAGACGGTGCTTTGAGCCTCGACGCCGTGACGATACGCAAACGGGTTGGCGGGAAGCTCGATGCCCTTGGCAACGCGTTGAAGAAGGTGTGGGTACTCCGCACGGATTTTGTCGCACTCTGCGGTCCAAGCGGTAAATTCTGGGGCGATCGTGTACATGTAAAATCTCCATATATTGGTTGGTGCCCCATCCTTATGGCATAGCCCAAAAATGGTGTCAAACAAAAAAATGCACGACTATGGGTAAAAAAGGGGACCACCCGTAGGTAGCCCCAAGTCTTAGGAGGAAGCTGACGCTACCATACGCTTGATGATCTTATCAAGCTTCTTCACACGCGCTATGTTGCCGCGTTGCTGTGCCGCCGCCTGTGCCCGTACTAGTTCCAATAGGGTGGGTTGTCTCATGGGTTTTCCTTCTTCAGTGCGGCTGCGGCTTTGTTGCCACGATCAATCATAAGTGGAGCAATGTTTTCATGTGGCAACGCATCAGCAAATGACGAATAAAACTGCAACGCTTCCCGCAACCGCTCAATCTCGTCGGCGGCTTCATGCGAAAGTTTGTAATCATATTCTGGCTCGTCTTCTGTGACATGAAGAAAAGCATTTATGCGCCGCAGCCGTTCTACGATATCCATCACTCACCCTCCTTCAGTGCGGCCTTGGCACGTTCTTGGGCATCGCGGTGTTCGGCATTGCACGTATCAACATACGGGATTACATCCCGTAACGCTTCCCGCAACCGTTCAATCTCGTTGGCGGCTTCGATCAATAGCCAATGATTCTCAGGGTCGTCGCCCGTCCCGTTCCGCAACCGATTTACAATGTCCATCACCACTGCACCTCGCCGTCGATAACGATATGCTCGTACCAACGATGCCCATCGTCGTCTTCCCAAAGCGCCCATACGTTGTTTGGCGCATACTCATATCTGATTAACATGCTCATCATTTATCCCAACTAAATTTAGGAAGGCTAACCTTCGGTTTAACATTGCGAAGCTCATTCCTGATCGCGTCTTCGCGCTTGGCTTGGGTATGCGA